AACACCGTCGATAGCACCGCCCTCAAGAACCAACTGTGTGTTCTTGCTTGACTTAGCCATTGCGCGGAGGTCTGCCTTTGCCTTTGGCGAAAGTACATAAGTGAGGTTCTTAACGCCCTTCTCCTCAAGACCAGCCTCGATAGCACATACCTCAGCGAATGTCTTAGCAGTTGCAAGTATAGCATCGTTGAAAAGACCAGCAGGAGCAGTTGTAGATACAGCACCGTAACCGAATACAGTTGCCTCCAACTTGTCCTTGATAGCGTTAACGAGGTCGCGCTTGATTGCCTCCTCAGCACCGATACCATCCTGAACGATGAACTTCTTCGAGATGTCAACGAAAGCAGTAAGACGCTTTGGCTGAAGTGTTACAGAAGTGAAAGTCTCACCAGCAGCACCAGCAGCAGCAACCTCGCCTGCCCAACCTACATTACCACGATTGAGAACAGGAACAACAACATCACCCTGTGGGAGGTCCTTGTACATGCGAACACCAATCTTAGAGAGGATTGAATCTGTGTAGAGTGGCTCAAGAAGGCCCTTCATCTCCTTGCCAGCTGTGTGAGCAGAAGCAACGATCTCGCCCTCACGAAGACGGATAGTCTTGTTGTTTGAACCGAGTGCCTCACGAATCTGCTTTACAAGGCTGTTGTCAACAGGAGTTGCAACTGCAGCGTCATCGAGGTTCTGTGTCTGATACTCGCGCTTCATGTTTTCAAACTTTGCCTGTGCGGCGTTGTACTCTGGTGAACCAATCTCCATCTGAGACATTTCTGCGTTGAGTTCGCGCATCTGGCTACTCAACATTTCTTTAGATACCTTTGTCATATTTGTTTTTATTTGAAATTGTCTAATATTCGTACAAACCAATGTTTTCGGTTAACTTTCCAACTCCAGGAGGTCAATCTCTCGGCCCAGCTGCTGGAACTTTCTCAGTTTTGCCTCTTGCTTTGCCTTCTCTGCTGCCTCGTCTGCCTCGCGGTCCTCGCGAATCTGCTCTTCCTGCTTCTTATATGTCTCGCGCAATTCGCTCACGCAAGTCTGCTCGTAAGCAGGATCCATTGCAATGGTAAGAGCCGAAACAAACTCAAAACCAGTAATGGTATAGAGTGTGTCCTCGCGTCCGTCAGGGAGAATCTGCTTCTCCTCGCTCCAAGTCTTTGGCATGAACTCAAACGAACAGCCTGTGTAAGTCTTGTTGCGAATCAACTCAAGCGCACGATCACCCAAATCGCACTTTGGCAATTCTACCGAGAAATACAGTCCGTCTTCACGCAAATCAAGTTCAAGCGTGCCTACGCCCTTGTTATTTCTCGCAATAGTGTCATTACGCTCGTGCAAGAGGTTCAGTTTGATATCCTGCTCTGCCAGGAACTCTGGTGTAATGGCCTCGCGTGCGATAACTTCGCGCTCACGAACATACTTGCCATCCCAAAGGGTAGTCTCAGCATTGAAAACAATCGCACAACCTTCGATAATGCGGTTCTCTGCCTCGCCTTCTTTTTCGCGAACAGCCAAGCCTGTTGGCTGGAATCGCATTCTCATCTGTGGTACTTTTTCCATACTTTCGTAAAATTATAATTACATTATTCGTTCAAACCTTAAACCGAGGTTAACTCTGTTGCAGTAACTTGTATCTCATTCGCACGCTTGTCGGCATGGAAAGAATCTATACCATACAACTTTCCGTCAATCTCAAGTCTGCACTCGCGTGTCAGGTTCGCATTGTATCTGGTCCTCACCATCACACTGTCATAAGCGTCCAGCGCACCCTCACGCATCGCCTTCACGCCCTTTGTCCATTTCACCGAAGCCCACACTGTTGCTTTCGTTTCCCAAGTATAACCGCCTGAGCCTTTGCCGAAAGCACTCTCGTTTGCTTCCTTACGAGCAAGCACCTTCACTCGCTCGTCCATCATACCTGTCGAATATGCCATCGTTACAAATTCATTAATGGTTTCAGAAGAGCATCGATTGTATAAGGAACATTATACAGCTGCTGTGGGCTTGCAGGACTTCTCTGTGCGTAAGAGTGGTCCACCAACATCAGAACAGCGTGCTTCAGGCTTGCAGGAATACCGTCAAACAACTCACACACCTCGTCCAGTGTTCTGTCAATCATACTCAAGCAAGTTTCCTCCGCACTCTCCGCATACAACTCCAGCAACGAATCCTCAGCATTTGAGTCAATTCGCGTGTGTGCCTTAATCTCAGCCAATGTTACAATGTTCATACATTTCCTCCTTCCTCAGAGGTTCCGCGAAGTTTCTCGCTTCCAACCTCAGCCAAATTAGTACTTATATAGTGAATGTCTCCGTCCTTGATTGCAGGCAAATCATACTCCGCTCTCAGTTCGTTCACACTCTTCACACCTGTCTCCAACAAAGTCTTACCGATATTCGCTCTACCAGCAGGATCCAGACGCATCAGCGAATCAGTGCAGAAGTGGAAACGCAAGATGCCAAAACCTTCAGGACCGATAATCTTACTGTTGAACTCATCCTCCCACTGGCGCACCAATGGAGCAATCGTTCTCATCAGGAACTCTTGTGTCGCAGCCTCTGGCGATTTGTACGAAGAGTTGCTGTCATCCATCAAGAGAATTGGTGGAACACCTGTCAGTCTTGCAACATCTCTTACAGAGAACTTTCTTGCCTCCATCAACTCCATGCTCTGAGCAGTTGTCGAGATTGGTGTTACATTAGCGACATTTGTCAACAGCATCACATCCTTTGAGTATATCTCATCGTTCAACTGCTGTGTCACCTTCTCCAATTCCTTCTTCGCTGCCTTACCGAGGCCGATGTTACCTTGCTTCTCCTCCTGAACCAGGAGTTTTACCTTTCCTCCCTTCGCTGCATTTTCAAGCGTCTGAGCGTCGTTAGTAGCAGCGATACTGAGAGCAGTATAAGCGTAATAAAGTATTGGCAGACCAGTAGCACCGTTATCATTCGAGTACTCGTTCTTGATATGAATGATGTCTCTTGCCTCGACACCATTGAGCATCTTGTTGTTCGTGTCATAGATAATCGAATATGTGTTACTCAATGTGTCGTATGTTCCGCTCGAACAGAGCCAGAACGCCAACACCTCACCGCCTTCATCTCGTTCAATGTAGATGTAAGCGTTTCCTTTCAGATACTGGTTGTGTGTTGCTTGCTTCACCAACTGACTCCAACTCTGTTTTGGATTAGGTCGCAACTGAACCAGGTAGTTCATTCTCTTACCTACAGCAGTTCCCTTGTTGCCGAGGTCTGGCACGAAGTTTCCACCACTCTTGTCAAATCGCTGATACTGCATGATGTTCTGCGACATGGTATCAGCAATCACCTGAATGGCGCGTGCGAAAGCAGGAACATTAAGAGCCGACTTCATGGAATGCACATTCACAGCATTATTAGCGTAACTGCCACCTTTCTGTTCTGGTGCAACAGCCTCGCTTGTCGCTGTAGTGCTTTTCTGTGCCTCTCTTCGCCCCATGCGAATAAAGAAATTGTCCATATCGTTATTTATTTTGAATTATCTACCATTCCCCCAAACCTTTGCAAAAGGTTTCCTTTATCGTCACCGTTTCCTCGGTTTCAACCGAGGGCATAAAAAAGGGTAGCCGTACATGGCTACCCTCATCAAAAATCATAAAACACTTAAACCCAAGAAAAAGAAAAGAAAAATTCAGTATATTACAGCAGTCCTTTTTTGAAACGCAAGTAAATCCTAACACCCATCGCAACAAGCAACAGCACCAGAGCAGTTATGAGCAACTCGCCCATGTCTATCTTTATCTTCTGCCACTTAGTCAGTTTCTTCTCAACTTCCTTCGTAACAGTATAAACCTGCTCCCTATCTCTATACACAATCGAATCCCGATATTCAACCTTAGGCTTGTAAATATACTTATACACATAATCCTTTATCAGAACAGTGTCTCCCTTCAGGCACTCATAATGCCAAATAGAATCATGTTGAATCAGCGTGTCGATGCTCACCTTCTCCACTCTTATCGTGTCATGTATGAACATATCCTCACTGATATCAACCCACTGGCTTTTGCACGATCCAAACAAACTGCAACAAAGCAGTCCTAAAAAGAACCATGCCAAAAGCACCCCTACAGCCTTCATTTTTTCTTTTGCATCCATATCTTTCTCTGTTTTTGTTCTGTTCGGCGCAACTCGGTTGTGCCGTTCCTTCTCCTGTCACCGTTCCCAGCGCTTTTCCGCTGGTTTTTTCGTCTGTCCTGCATAGCGAGGTTCTGCCTCGCTTCCTTCCCCGTCACCGTTCCCTCGGTTTTAACCGAGGGCCTTATTTCTTCAGCAAGTTATTAATCACCTTCTTCCTGTTCCTCACCTTCGAGAACGACACATGAATCCAGTAATTCCCCTTTGCGTTATGTTCCCAAATCAGTTGGTCGAACACGAGGTAATCCCGAATGAAGTTAAACCACTTCTTGCCCTTCACCAAGTCCCCATCGATGCAAATGTCTACCGCCTCGCCTGTCATGTGCTGCGAGTTCCTCACACCGCCAACAGCCTCATTCAGTTTCTTGCATCTGTAACCGCTTCCAATCTTGATAGGTTTTCCCCACCAGTCTCTCAGCGGTTGCAGTATCTGTTGAGCAACCAGGAGCAGGTTCGATGCAGCACCAACCGTTGGCGTGTTGTCAATCTTTCTCGCCTTCGCTGTAGCACTCGCATACAACTCCTCCAGCGTGAAGTTCTTTGTCAGTACAGTTGCCATTAGTCTATCTGATTCTTAACAAAACGACCATCCTTGCCTCTTTTCTGCTCTAACGAATGCAACTTGTCTTCAAGCGTTCTCACCTGCTTCTCAAGTTCCTTAATTCGCAGATCGCGTTCAGCAAGGTCGTTCTTCGACTTGTTCTCCAACTCCTCAACTCGCTTCCTCAGCAAGTCGTTCTGCTTCTTATACTCCTCAAGCAGTGTCTCATATTTGGCAATAACTCGTTCAGCGTTATCGAGCCTCGCTGCTTGTTTCTTCTCAGGCAGGAGGAAGAGTGATGCCAAACCGCCACCAAGTGCAGCAATCAATGCCAGTCCTATTTGTGTCCAGTCCATATCTTATCTCCTATTGTTTAACAAACTTACTTCCATCCCACTTGTAG